CGCTTCGCGCTTTGGTGGACCGCATGAACGCGCCAAATCCCATCCTCGCAAAAGCGCGAGACATGGAGACCCGCCTGCGTTTGATACAGGAGGTGGCATCCCGTGCTGCCTCCCAGCACCCCCGATCCCGCACAGCGCATCAGATGCTGTATATTGAGGAGATGGCGGCTGGAGGGCTGGATCATGGATGACTGGCCAACCAACCAAGAGCGAGCCCAGTTCCTGTTGGAGCAGGCGGACGACATTGAGTGGAACCATCGCGACTATGCCTATGCGGATAACCTGCGGGCGAGAGCGACGCGGTTGCTGGACGATCCAGATCACAAGGAGCCGCCGTTTTGAGCAAGCAGTCTGCATATAACGCGCTGGGCCATTACAGCACTCACCTGCGCACAACCGTCAAAACGCTGGCAGCCAATGGCGTAAACCCGATGGAAATTGTGCGTGAGTGCAAAAGGCTCTACCCAGATTTACGGGTCTTTAGGACACAGCATGTCAGACTAATCTGCCTGCGCAAAGTCGAGCGCAGGGAAACAGCAATCAGACCGATCAGCCTCGCCGGGCCGATCTGGTCAATACCAGAGGGAGTACAGCATTGGACAACACAGAAGGACGAAGACCAGCGTGGATGAAAAAGCGCAAGGATTTCACAGCGGCGATCAAAGCAGCGGTGCGTGAGCGCAACAATTTCACGTGTGAATATCCTAAGTGTGGCACGTATCCAGCCACTGAGGTCGATCACATGATCCCGGAGGCCCTTGGTGGCGCCAGTACGATCGACAATGCGATGCTACTTTGCACCGCCTGTCACAGACGCAAGACCGCTTTGGATGTCAAGCTGATCGCCAAGGCGGATCGGCAGGGCGGAAGGTCGGGCCAGTATGCTCGCCGGAAAAAGCGCGGCAAGGGCAGCATACCAAGCCGCAAGAACCCGTGGCCTGCTAAAGGAGCGCGGAAGTTGAAGTCTCGATCGTTTTGAACAGACGAATCGGAATGTGCCAACACATTTCCATGTCGTTTTTCTGACCGCGATCATTGCGCCCGGCCATTGCGACATAGATATCGCGTGGCCGGGTGCGACCCTGCATGATGAACAGACCCAGCCGATCGGTCCAGTGCACGAGCAGTCCTGCTGTCTGTTTGATCGATATGAATTGCAGGTTCGCCATCTTGTCTTCGTCAATGATGTAAGTGTCGTATTTCGTGCTGGCGATTGTTCTGCACTTCACCTCTAGAAAAAGCAGGTAATCCTCGATCTCGACGATGGCGTCGCAGGGGCTTTTACCTCCCGGCACGCCGCGGTGCACGGTGACTGGACCAACAGTTCTGCGCAGGCTTTCCTCGTACAGCCGGATTGCGCGCTCCTCGCGCTCACGGTCCTCTGGTGTTTCATTGATGGGCATGTTGGTTGGCCTTTATGTTGTTCCAGTGAACGACGGTCCATGCAGCCAGTGCGTAGGTGCGTGGTGCAGGAGTGTTTGCGTATTTCAGATAACTGTTCCAGCTGATGCCGAGCTGCCTCGCCATCTCTCGACGGCTGGGCGGCTGCGGTTTCATGCGCTGACGGTACGCCTCAAGCGTGTCGCCATGACTGTCCATTGGTCAAAGCCTCCGTTGTGTTGACCAGCAGGTGTAAACCAGAATTGAGCCACGGTCAATCTGACGGCGCCAAAGCACTAACTGCATTTTTTTGCAGAAACCCTGTTGACTGTGGTGCAAATATGAACCATATAGGGAGGGTCAGCACAACAGAGGAGGACTGACATGACATATATCGCTTACACCATCTTCACCGATGCCGAGATGACCAGCGTCCGCCAGTTTGCGGAGGCCGCTGGCACAAAAGCCGAAAAAATCAGAACCGCCTTCAAAAACATCAAGGGAGGTTCGCTTAAAACTGGAGACGTTATTTGCGGATGCAGGATTGACCGCCTTGATAGCGAAGACACCCCAGTCCACTGACCACCCGCCAATCGGCCCCTGCCCCGACCAGCCTAGCTGGCGGGGTTTCTGGGTGCCAACAAAGGAGAGCAGACATGACACGAGACGAAGCCCTGATGGAGGCAACAGACAATGCCGAAAGGTTTGGCAGTGTCTGGGTCGTTAGCGAGGACCGCGAGAGTCGCAGCGCGTACCGATTCTGGGCGCAACCGCTTAAAACCGCAACCAATCCGCTTCTTGCCTCACCAAACTATGGAATTGTTTGGCGATCAGATCGCAAAGCCTAAACAGCCAATCGGCCCCTGCCCCGTCGGACGTTACAGTCTGCGGGGTTTTGGGGTGTCAAAAGAGGAGAAATAGCATGACACAACTTTATTATACAGTTGACTGGACGCAGCCCGACAATGACTTCGTTCAGGATCAGCATTTTGGCCAAGACCGGAACAAAGCAATCCAATTTGCTCGCCGGAAAAGCCAGTCAATTAAGGGCATGGCCTACGTGATTGTCGAAGACGCTGCCACCATGACGCAGTTTGGTCGCATCGCTTATTCCAATGGCTTTCGTGACCACACTGTCGGTCAGACCGCCTAACCACCCAGCCCCGCCAATCGGCCCCTGCCCCGACCAGATGATCCGGCGGGGCTTTGGGGTGCCAACACACAGGAGGACATACAATGAAGGTCAAATTTAAGTTTTCATGGTCTGACAAGCCAGAGGAGATTGAGATCGCAGACGTCGGTGGGATCGATCCGCAGGATCACCCGCGATACTGCGACGCCTACATCGAGTCAGCGCGAGTCGTTAAAACCGGCCACTGGTGCAACGACGAACAGCTGAACGAAATGACCGCCAATGGCGAGTTCATGTATGAAGTTCTGGAGGATTGGCTCTCATAACTGGAGCAAACCATGACAACGATCATCAACCGGGCGCGCCAGACGCTCATCCTATCAAGCCTCACCGGCCTTTGGATGTATCTGGTTCACATACACTAGCAACAGGAGCGGTCTTCGGGCCGCTCTTTTTTGTGCCTTGCCACCCTGCCAATCCTGCCACCCCGGATGGAATTTCCGAAATTTGATCCGCGATTGACGCACACACCAAATTCATTGATAAATGGTCAGTCCTTCTCGCGCTGTTTTTGAGGGACGTTTGGCGCTACCGGTCAGTCATAACCCCACTGGCTGGCCGGTAAAAAACAGATGATGAGGTTATTATGTTTCTGGAAGTTCAAGAGCAAGAGATCGTCACAACGGTCTATCGGGTGGTGGCTGGAGAAAGCGACGTCATCCGCACGTACCCAACAAAGGCCGAGGCTGACGCTTTTGCTGCCGGATGGAACCAAGCAGCCGATGAGGCTACACTCTATGAAGAGCAGCCCGAGCCCGTCGAAGCCGTCGAGGAACCAGAGCAAGTCGAAGAACTGGAAGAAGCAGTAGCTGAAACCACCGAACAGCCAGACGACCTCCCAGCCTTCGAACAGGAATACGTCTACCTTTCAGACAGCCCAGCTGATGACGACGTCACAGAAGACACCGAACCCCTCGTTGAGGCCCTGTAACAATGGGCCATAATAGGCTCACAAAAAAACAGGAAGCGTTCGCTCAGTTCATCGCTGATGGCTTCACCCAATACGAGGCATACGCAAAAGCATATGACGCAGAACAGATGCAAACCGATTCAGTTTATGTCGCGGCAAGCAGACTGATCAATAACGCTAAGGTGGCACTAAGAGTCACGGAGCTCAGAAAAGACCTACAGGAACAGTACCTGTGGACGCGTTCTGCCAGTGTTAGGCGTCTCATGGCAGTGCTGGAAAACGATCCGACAAACAGCGAAGTGGTAAACGCCGTCAAAGAGCTGAACAGCATGCACGGTTGGAAGAAGTCTGAGCAAGAGCACAAGATCACTGGCCAGAACGTCACGATCAGCACGGGTGTGCCCGAGCCCGATGCGAATTGATCTGGGATACTACCCTCGCCAGTGGCAACTGGAATGTCACAAGGCACTGAAGCGGTTCAACGTGCTGGCTCTGCATCGCCGGGCAGGCAAGACAGAGCTGGCGCTCATGCAGCTGATCACCGCTGCGCTCAAGAACAATGACGATCGGCCCTTCTACGTCTACGTCGCTCCGTTCCTGAAACAGTCCAAGGCAATCGCGTGGGCTCGTATGAAGGATCGTCTGGCGCCTCTGAAGAACATTGAGGGCGTCTCGTTCAACGAGAGCGAACTGACTGTCACGATCCGGCACAATGGCGCACAGATCCGTGTGTTCGGTGCTGACAACCACGACGCCATGCGTGGACTGCGCATTGACGGCGCCGTGCTGGACGAGGTTGCACAGATGAAGCCCGAGGTTTGGTACGAGATCATCCAGCCAGCCTTATCAGACCGCAAAGGCTGGGCTGTGTTTATCGGTACGCCCAATGGTATCAACCTGTTCAGCGAGCTGTTCTTCAAGGCTCGTGATCTGCCCGAGTGGATGGCGCGTCGCTACACTGTGGACGACACTGATGCTCTGGACTTGGACGAGGTCGATCGTCTGGAGCGTGACATGGCCCCGTCGGCGTTTGCGCGGGAGTATTTGTGCGACTTTGCAGCAGCAGGTGACAATCAGCTGATCAGCCTGTCGGATGTCGAGGCTGCATCCCAGCGCGTATTGCAGCGTCATGAGTACGACTGGAGCCCGAAGATCCTCGGCGTGGACCCGGCGCGGTTTGGTGCGGATCGATCGGTGATCTTCCCCCGGCAGGGATTGAGAGCTGGCACGCCGATCGTCATGCGTGGTGTCAATAACATGGATCTGGCTGCTCGTGTGGCGCAGGAGGCGCGCAACTGGCAGGCTGATGCTGTGTTCGTGGATGCTGGCGCAGGTGCTGGTGTGATCGACCGTCTGAGGCAGATCGGTGTGGACTGCATCGAGGTGCCGTTCGGTGGCAAACCTATTGATCCGCAATACAAGAACAAGCGTGCTGAGATGTGGTCACTCATGGCGGAGTGGATCGTCTCTGGTGCCATACCGAACGAAGCTGAGCTGAAGCAGGATCTGGCTGCGCCGACATACAGCTACGACGCGGTTGGTCGCAAGCAGCTGGAGGCCAAGGACGAAATCAAGAAGCGTGGCTTGCCGAGCCCGGACATGGGTGACGCTCTGGCTCTGACGTTTGCCATGCCGGTTGGCGCAGTGACGGAGAAAGAGGCGTGGGTGCGCAGGCACAGCAATGAGGACATCGCTGACTACGATCCGATGGAGC